CTGAGACTCATCCAGCTTGCTCAAGTCGCCTTGCAGGCGGGCAAGCTCGCTCCGAGCCTGATCAATGTTCTGCACCTTGCCGGTGACAGTGAACGTGACGTTCTCTTTCAAGGCGACAATCTTTGCCTTCAGTTCAGTCGCCTTCGCGTCAGCTTCTGCCGTATCCAGATTGAGCTTGATGGCGCTGCCGGCCTGAGTAGCAATATCAGCGATCAGTCCCTGCACCTGCTCAAGGTCTTTGATCTGATTGCCAGCAACCAGCTCGCCCAACGCCTGAAGCTTTGGAGCGATCGCAATCTTCTGCGACTCCGACAATTTGTCCACGTCCGACTGAAGCCGGCCCAGTTCAGTTCTGGCCTGCTCGACGTTCTGTACCTTGCCGGTGATCGTGAACGAGATTGATTCTTTGAACTTGGCTAGGCTGGCGGCAAGCTCGTCGGCGGCCTTCTGAGCCTGCCCCTTCTCAAGATTGATCCGCAGCTTCCTGCCAACCGCCTTCTCAATCTGCTGAATCAGATTGCGGACGGTCTCAAGGGAGTTAACGTCGCCGACCTCGACCAGCTTGCCGAGGGCGACAATTTTCCTTGCGATCGGCGCTCGCTGCGTGGCGTCAAGCTTCCCCATCTCCGCTTGCAGCCGCGTCATCTCGCCGCGAGCCTGATCAAAGTTCTGTACCTTGCCGGTGACGGTGAACGTGACATCCTGCTTCAGCGCAGCGATCTTCGCCTTCAGTGCCGTCGCTTTTGCGTCAGCCTCCGCGACATCAAGGACGACCTTGATCTCCCTCTCGGCAACGCCTTGAGCCTCAAGCAGCTTCTTGACGACGGAGTCCAGTTCCTTCTGGGCCTCGCCCGTCGGCTGCTTCTGATCCTTGACTGCCAGGAACTTGGCGTAGGCAACGCCGGCCTCGTCGGAGAGCCTGCGGATGTCCACGAGCGACTGAGCGATGGCTGGATTGGTTCGCAGAGCCTCGGCCGGCAGGGCAGCGGCGCGATTGCCGATGTCGCCTCCCTTGTTGATTGCCTCGTTCAGCCCCGGCTGCTCAAAGACGAATTCCTTGCCGGTCTTGACTTGGCCGATCTGCGCGGAGACCTGACCTAGCCGCTCGATTGATGCGATCGTCCGCTCGACCTTCTGTCGAACCGATTCGTAGTAGCTCTCCAGCGTCCTGTCCTGAAGATTGCCAGACGCCGATCCTTGCCGCTCAATGGTAGATGCTATTAGCTCGGTTGCCCGCTGGGCTGATACGAGAGCTGGCTGAAATGCGCCTGCTAGGTCAGCCCCGAGGGCGCGAAGCTTCTGGACGCTGGCCGTAAGCGGCTCGCCGATCTCTGTGGCCGCAGACTGCAAACGTCGCATCTTATCCGTAGCGGCGCTGAAATCCGATCTGCCGAGGGCGTCCATGAGGGCAGGCAGCTTGCCCAGAACGATTCCGGCGTCTTCTGCCTTTTTGATAACGGCGTCAAGCTCGCCCAGGTCAGTATCGACTCCGACATTTACTTTGATTGCTTGGGCGAGTTTTCGCTCAAGCCTGCCGGCCTGCTTCTCGGCGGCGGCCAGTTGTTGCTCAAGCTCCTTAACGTCGGAGGTGGTGCCGCTCGACCGTGCCTTCTCAAGCTTGGCGGTGAGCCTTTCGACGAGCTTCTGCGCGCTGTCGATCTTTGCCGTGAAATCTTCTGTCGATAAGGACAACTTCGCCCTTTTAGTTTCGAGCGAATCAATCTTCTTAGAGATCGCGTCTATCTCACGATTGACTCTCTGAAGTTCACGCTCGTCGCCTCGGACTCGAACAGCCTTCTCCTCAAGCCTTGATCTTTTGGTGGTCAGCGCGTCGATGTCTGCAATTATCTTTTCAAGGCCAGACGAGCTGCCGCCACTTGCATTCGCCTGCTTTCGCAACGCAGCGAGCGCGGAGGTAGCGGTATCCAGTTTGCCCGTGAGCCTGTCGATCTCAGCCGTGTCGACGCCGACAGTGATTGTTCCGCCTGCCTTCTTGGCGGCGTTAATCTGCTCATTGACCGTGGCGATCTCCGTCTTCGCATTCTCCACCTCGACGCGAACATCAATCACTGGCTGGGAAGACGCTATCTGGCTGCGAAGCTCTCTCACCTTGTCCAGCCCGCCCAGGCGGGTAATGAGTTCAATGTCCTTCGACTTGAGCCCACTAATCGCGTCCCGCAGGGCCGAGACGCTGGACAACCCGGTCGTCTTCAAGACGATGTCGACCTGACGCTTCGACAGGACTGAGTTCAGCCTCTGCTGGAGGCCATCCAAGTCCTTGATCATGCCGGGGAAGCCCTTGAACGAGAGCTTCATCGTCGCGGCGGCCTGGAGCGACCGCTCGAACTTCTGGAGCGGCGTGTAGATGCCCTCCAGGGAACGCGCCGCCTGCCGGGAGGCAGAGGTCAGGTTACTCTGCACACTCCTGGCAAACGACGACACTTCCTTGGCCGACTTCGACAGTTTTCCGTCGAAGTCGGCCGTATTCGCCGATACGATCGCGCTGATTTTGCCGAGATAGCCGTTTGCCATCGATTCATCCCTGAATTGGCGTATTCAACTTCATCAGCTCGCCCATGATCTGCGACTGCGTCTGCTCGGGCCTGACTGCGGTCGGTATGAACGCCGCCTCGTCGGGGATGTCGTTCTTCTTGTAATTCCCTGACGAAGCCATGATCACCCTGCACAGTCTGGCCGTTTGCCCCCACGGGTCAGGCAGCGGCCACCGCTGATCGAACGCATACCACTCGGCTATCTCCGCGCTGTCGACCTCCTGCAACAGCCTCTTGACGCTCATGCCCAGCGTTGCGGCTAGGCGGAAGTAGAATCGCCGCTCGGGGCGATTGGCGAATCTTCCCCCAAGGCATCGACTGCCTCCTGAGTGAAGGCATTCAGCTTCCAGCCTGCCTCGAACAGGCGATTGATCACGACAGATGACTTCTTGCCGAGCACGTCGGCCTCGTCGTCGCTGAAGAGCCGCTCGCCGTCCTCGTCGCACAGGGCGAGCAGGAGGAAGCGAATGCGGAACGCCTTCATCTTCTGGTCGGCGTAGGACTCCTCGAAACGATCGCGGTCAGTGCCGGTGAGCACTCGAAGAAACACCTCGCCCTTCCACTCGGGAACAGCGAACTTTTCCTTGCGAACGTCATCGACTGCCAGGATGCTTTTACGATCAAGTGCCATTTCAATCTGCTCCGAGAGTGTGCTTGCGTTGCGGCATCCTGCCGACTAAGTGCCTTGGTAATCAGTTATGAGAAAACGAAGCGAGCCGCGCACCAGTTCTCCTGACTGGGCAGACACAGAGGCGGACTCGCAGATCACCCGACGGCTGACTGTGTAGCCCGCCGATCCGAACGTGAGGGTGTCGACCTTCTTGACGAACGTCCACGGGTCGGTGTTGATTGTGATGAAGTCCACCGTTATGGTGCCGCCGGACTGCTCTCCGGTCGGCACCATGAACGTGTACCCCAAACTGTCCCCAGCGGCGGTCATGTTCGTGACCTCTGCTGTCGGCATCTCCACGGAGATGCCGGTCAGCTTGCCGCTGAAAGAAGAGAAGGTGAATGTCGCGCCGTGTGCGGTAACCCCTGCCATGTTGGGTCACCCCCAGGACGTTAGGCGACTCGCCAAGTCGCATTGCCTTTGACGAGATCGCCGACTGTTCCACCGATGGACGACGCCGTAAGGGTGGCGTTGCCGCTGAAGCTGAGAGAGCCGGGGCCGGTGATGCTGATGTTGGCGGACTGCACCGTGATGACGGTCGAGGCGATGTAGTCGCAGGAGATTTCCCGCTGCACGAAGGTCGGGACGTACTCGCGGCGGCTGCCAACGGCCTGACCGAGATGCGAACCGTCGGCGTTGTCGATCTGGTCATTGACGCTGAAGCTCGTGATTGTGACCGACTGGCTGTTGTAGGACATGGTGATGCCCATCGCTGCAATACCGGCCATAGTGCGCCTCCTTGCGCTAAAGTCTTATTCGGTGGCTTCTGACCACCGAATCTGAAATAGTTGTCGAACCTCGTAAGCGGGCGGGAGCTGCGCTCCCACGGCTGCCGGGTCTAGATAGTCATCCGTCTCCGACACGAGCCGTATATCACTAATTGTAACGCCCGCGAGGGTGCCGGTGCGGCCATCCAAAGCAAGTCGCACTTCGTCTGCCAACTCGCGTGCCGTGTCGTAGTAGAGCGCCCAGGAGGCGATCTGAAGATTGACCACAGGCTGATACAGTGGCCCAGCGAGAGCGGCCTCTCGCGTGATGTTGTTCCGCTTGTAGACGCAGAAGGGCAGGACGGCGGTTTTCGGCACGGCGATCGGGTAGACCTGAAAGCCGACCAGCCTCGCCACCGCGGGCGTTGTGACCAGCCTCTGGAAAACGTGCTTTTCGGGGGAAATGATCACTTGGACAGCCTGTCGATATTGGCCTGGATGGCCGCCTTGAGCGTGTTAAACACGGCCCCCTGCTGCTCGCTGATGGTCTTTTCCATCGCGTGGGACGCTGGCATACGAGCGTAGGTGTCGCCTGGATGCAGAGTGATGGGGTGCATCTTGCTGCCGGAGTAGCCGAAGTCGTGCGGGTAGCCCTTGCCCATCGCGGCTTGCCGAGCTTCTTCGTACTTGCTGCCCATCAGGAAGTAGTAGCCCTTCGACATATTGGCGAACTGCTGGGCGTTTGCCGACGAATGAACTCGCATTCTCTTGTTGATCGATTGGTGGACGTTAAGGTACGTCTGCCTGCCTCGTGTTCCCGGCTTTCGCGTGCCTGATCCGAACTCGAAAAGCCAGGCAGCATTCCCCGAGCCGCCTTTCTCGGTGGCGCTGCCAGTGCCGGTTTGCCGCGGGCCGATGATTGCGACGGCGGCCGAGTCGTACAGCTTCGTGTCGATGTCTACCGACTTGCTCAAGTTGCCCGTGGCATTCTTGATCTTGGCCTTGTAGCCTCGCTTGATGTGCCCGCCGGCCTTCCTAACGCAGTTTTCAAGCGTCTTCGCCTCGCTAACGCCCGTCGCGAGTGCCTCGAGCTGCTCTGCAAGCTCCCGAATCCCAGCCGTCTTGACTGTGACGAACCCCTCTGCAAGCGACTTGCCGGTCTGGCCGCCGAATGTTCTTGGCGATCCCTGGCCTTGCGTAATCATGTCGCGTCCTCCCTCGCCAGTATCTCATGGATCGAGCGAGCCTCACGCTCAAGGACGCTAGAAATCTCCATCACGCGGTCGCGCCAGATAAGCCTGTGCTGTTGTGTGATGCCGGGGAAAAAGCGAATGCGAATGCGGTGCGTAACCAGTGTGCCCGCCTGCTGGGCGGCGAAGTAATCAACCGCCCTGACGCCCATGACGCTCGCGTAGACCGTGGCCTCGTCCACCCATGTTAGCGTCGTCTCGCCGAACGCGCTCTGCTGATCCACGGGCTTCTGGATCGTCACCCGCTCGCGCATGGTGCCTGAGTTGATCATGGATCACCCCATCCAGAGTGCGGTGTAGGTGCCTGATCCAGAGGGAGCCGATACCGTGATCGTCGCCGTCACCGGCAGGACGGCCAGCCGGCCGGCAGAGACATTGATGCTGCCGGCCAGCCGCAGGGCGCTCGAGCCCGTGTTCTTGACGACCAGCGTCGAAAGCGGCGTGGCACCCACGATCTGCACCGCAGCGGTGCCGACGCTCGCGCTTACCGTCTGAGCCGTTGTCAGGGCAGGGGAGAGGTGCTCTGACAGATTGCCGATGGTCAGCGACGTGTCGCTGGCATCGTGGTAGACCGTGTCGATGTCGATGCGGGCGCGAACAGTCATCGGTAGACTCCTTGGCTGGCAGCGGCCAGAAGCGTTTCAAATGTCTGCGGCACAGACTGAGGTGCCCCGGTAACCGCCGGCTGGCGAGTGTCGTACCAGTGGCCCACAAGCA